AGCGTCAGGCGCACAACATGTGAAGTTCTGAGCCTCATAGGTTCGGATATTTACACCGCTTTATAAAGATAGAGTCGCGCAACAAGACACAACAGAGGTAAATTGCAACTATTAACGGCCTGTAAATGCCCCGGATCACGCAAAGCGAGCTAGCAGAGCGTTTAGGAGTTACATCTGCCCGTATAACAGCTGTTAAGAAGACCGGGCGACTAGAAGGGACTTATCTCAAACAAGGCGCCAAATGCCTCTATGACGGCGAGGCAGCGATAGCGGCGTGGAACGGCGAAACCTTCCAGACTAACACGAGGAAGGACATTGACATACCTTCTTTTAACGAATCGAGGGCGAAGTCCGAATACTTCCGCGCCGAGATGGCCCGGCTTGACCTAGAGGAAAAAGAAGAGAAGCTCTGCGATGCAGACAGGGTTAGAAGCGAGGCCTTCACTCTTGCCCGGTCTGTTCGTGACGCGTTAGATAGCATCCCCGACCGCGTTGCCAACCAATTCGCAGCTGAAACAGATCCAGTTGTAATCCATCAAACTTTGCAAGAAGAATTGCGCAAAGCATTGGAGCGTTTGACAGATGCGTGATGGAGCTGAAATCTATCGCGGGTCTTTCCTGTCTGGCCTGAAGCCTGACGCAAAGCTCACCGTTAGCGAATGGGCTGATCAGTACCGGATGTTGTCTAGCAAGGCATCAGCTGAACCCGGACCTTGGCGAACGGATCGAACGCCTTATCTCCGGGAAGTCATGGATTGCATGTCGTCCACAAGCCCGGTGCAGAAAGTAGTGTTCATGGCTGGTGCTCAGTTGGGCAAGACGGAGGGCATAAACAACGTCGTTGGATACATGATTGCTCATGCGCCCGGCCCAGCGTTGTTTGTCCAGCCAACGATCGAGATGGCTAAGCGCTTGTCGAAACAGCGGCTTGATTCTCTTATCCATGAGACTCCTTGTTTGTCGGAAAAGGTGGCTCCAGCCCGAAGCAGGGATAGCGGGAACACAATGTTTGCGAAATCGTTTGATGGCGGGATTCTGCTACTGACTGGTGCGAATAGCGCGACTGGTCTTCGTTCAGCGCCTTGTCGGTGGGTGTTGCTTGATGAAGTTGATGCTTTCCCCGCCGATGTAGATGGAGAAGGTGATCCATGTGCATTGGCAGAACGTCGTGCATCGACTTTCTCCCGAAGGAAGATCATCCTTACTTCTACTCCGACTGTCAAAGACATGAGTCGGATTGAGACGGAATACCTAGCCAGTGACCAACGCCGCTACTACGTTCCGTGCCCCCACTGCAATCACATGCAATGGCTGCAGTGGAAAAACATCAGATGGCGTGACGGTGATCCGAAGACGACGGCGTATGCGTGTGAATCATGCGGAGCGCACATTCCCGAGCATCACAAGAGTGAAATGCTCCGTCGCGGGGAATGGCGGGCTACTTCAACAGCGGAAGATCCGCGAACTGTTGGTTTTCACCTGTCATCACTTTATTCGCCACTGGGTTGGAAGAGCTGGGAAGAAATCGTTACTGAGTTTCTCCGTGCCAAAGGGGATGCACCCCTACTCAAAACTTGGACTAATACTGTCCTGGGAGAGACGTGGGAGGACGAAACAGGTGCAAAACTTGGCGCAGAAGGTTTACGCGACAGAGCAGAGTTTTATCCGGCAAATGAGGTGCCAGCAAAGGCAAGCATCATCACCTGTGGCGTTGACGTGCAAGATAATCGAGTCGCTTTGGGCTTCTATGCCTACGGCGAAGGCGAGGAAGCTTGGCTTTTAGACCATTTCGAGGTGTATGGGGATCCTGCCGGGACAAAGCTATGGGATCAGGTTGATGACGCTATATTCCGCACGTTTACCAAGGCAGATGGCACCGAGTGCAAAGTCAATGCAATCGGCATAGATAGCGGCGGTCACTATACGTCTGAGGTGTATGCGTACTGCCGGCAAAGAGCGAATCGCGGTGTTTTTGCCTTGAAAGGTCAATCGCAACGCAACAAGCCTGCAATCGGCAAGCCAAGCAAGGTAGACATCAACTACCGGGGTCAAGTCCTTAAAAACTCTGCACAAGTCTTCCCAGTTGGGGTTGACACGATCAAATCAACTTTGTACGGCCGCCTGAAGAACAACGAGGAAGGCCCGGGATACATTCACTTTCATGCCCAGGCCACAGAGGAGTATTTCAAGCAGATCACCTCTGAGCGTCAGGTGGTCCGCTATGTGAAGGGTTTTGCTGTTCGAGAATGGAAAAAGAAGTCAAGCGACCGCAACGAGGCTCTGGACTGCCTTGTCTACAGCTACGCTGCGCTCAACTATCTATATATGCGCTTTAATCGCGCAACCATATTTGAACAATTCTCAAAGGCTCGTGTACTTAAGGATGAGCAGAAAGAAGAGAAAAAGGTAGAATCTCCATATAGGCCGCCTCAACGAAGGTTGATGAATAGGCCATCGTCGTCGTTTGTCACAAGCTGGTGAGCATCCTTGTCCCAGAACTGATTTATGCGGGCGACACAGTCATTTTTGACGTGCCGGCGTTCACTAATTCAATCGGGACGCAGATTGACAGCGGCACTTACACGCTGAAGTGGTACGCGAGGACAAATACTGCCAACGAAGGCGCAACGATCACAGGAAGCGCTGAAGGTGATGGTTGGCGCATCACAGTTCCAAGCAGCACGACAAGTGGTTTTGACGCTGGAATATGGACTTGGCAGGCGATTGCTACTGAAGGAGACGATCAATACACGGCAGGCCGAGGTCAATTCACTGTCAAGGCAACTGCTGAGTATTCAGGAGATCCAGGAGCATTTGACGATCGCTCGCGTGCAGAAATTGACCTTGAAAAGGTTGAAACTGCAATTCGCACGCTGGCTAGTGGCGGCATGGTGCAGGAATACACCATCGGTGGCCGTAACCTTAAGCGCTACAAGATGGGCGAACTTCTACAACTTCGCGATAATTTGAAGGCCGAAGTGGATCGTGAGCGTCGTGCTGAGAAAGTTCGGCAAGGCCTTGGAAATCCTGGCGTCACCCGCGTGAGGTTTATCTAATGTGGCCCTTTAATCGCAAAAAGAAGGTTGCGCGGCGTAACTATGCCGGTGCATCAATCAATCGCCTCACCTCAGACTGGATTTCATCCGGTACGAGCGCTGATGCTGAGGTCAAAAACAATCTGCGAGTCCTGCGCAATCGTGCGCGATCTCTTGTTCGTGACTCTGATTTCGCCAAATCGGCTCTTCGCGCAGTTCGAAACAACGTTGTTGGTCAAGGGATCAAGCATCAAGCGCAAGTCCGAATGATCCGCGGAGGTCGCCTTGATGAGCGGACTAACGGAATCATCGAGTCTGAATTTGCACGTTGGGGTAAGGCCAACAACTGCCACTGCGGCGGCACCCTTAGCTGGAACGCAATTCAAGGTCTGGCGATCAACAGCATGATCGAGTCAGGCGAGGTTTTCATTCGCCTCGTCAATCAAGGCTTTGGCAACTCTCGTGTACCCCTGGGTCTGGAAATCATCGAGGCAGATCTTCTCGATGACGACTACACCGGCCGGGAGAGCAATGGCAACCGCGTTCGGATGGGCGTTGAGGTTGATGAGTGGTCACGTCCGGTTGCCTATCACTTCCTGAACTATCACCCGGGTGATTATCAGTTCATCAACAACGAGCTGGCGAAGAAGCGTCGTCAACGCATTCCGGCATCAGAGATCATTCATCTCTATTCAGCAGATCGCCCAGGTCAAACACGCGGTGTAACTGCGTTTGCCTCGGCAATCATGCGTCTGAACAACCTCAAAGGTTTTGAGGAGGCAGAAATCATTGCTGCACGGGCTAGCAGCGCAATGATGGGCTTTGTACGAACACCCGATCAGGAGCTGTTCGAAGATGGCACATATGCTGAACAATCTGTGCTGGACTTCGCTCCTGGCAGTATTCGGCGTCTTGCTCCGGGTGAAGAGATGCAATTCTTCTCACCTACGCGGCCAGATGATGCTTTTACACCTTTTGTGGCCCAGATGCTTCGTGCAGTCGCGGCCGGTGTCGGATGTTCATACACCCAGGTGAGTTCAGATTTCAGCTCTTCTAACTACAGCTCTTCACGGCTTGAGTTGCTGGAAACACGGGCGCACTACCGGACGCTGCAGCAGTATCTGATCGACAATCTTTGCCAGCCTGTCTACGAGAAGTGGATGGAAATGGCTGTCATGGCTGGTGTCGTTCGCGCACCCGGTTTTGACATCGATCCTGAGCGTTACTACGAGAGCAAGTGGATTGCCCCAGCTGCTCAGTTCGTCGATCCGCAGAAAGAAGCTGAGGCTTACAAGTCTTTGATTCGATCAGGAATCATGACCCTGTCACAAGTCATCGCCCTACATGGTGGTGATTTTGAGGAGACTATGCGGCAGCGCCAGCATGAGCTTGCAACGCTAGATGAGCTAGGCATCATTACAGACACAGATCCAAGCGAAGTTTCAAAGGCTGGGCAACAACAACCACAGCCTGAGCCGGAAACCGCGCATCCTGTTATGCACGAGGAAGGAGAAGCGATCGATGGCTGAGATCAACGGGACAAGCATTAACTTGAAGCCAACTGAAGGTATGCGCGAGGAAGCTCGCAAGTATCGCGAATGGAAGGCAGAAGGCGAAGCTGGTGGCACGGAAGTAGCCGCTCGCCGTGCATCGCAAATCCTTTCAGGTGATGAGCTTGCAGCAGACGTTGTGGTTGAAATGGCCGCTTGGTTTGCTCGCCATGAAGTTGATAAAAAAGGTGAAGGATTTAGCCCTGGAGAAGATGGCTACCCAAGCAAAGGACGCGTAGCATGGGCAGCATGGGGCGGTGACGCTGGTCAATCATGGAGCAGCGGAAAATCTGCTTCAATTAAAAAAGCCCGAGAACGATCCATGACCGATGAACAAAGAGCCGAGCCCGGAGATCTTAAGGCTGGTGATTTCGTCAGCTGGAATTCTTCTGGCGGTCGTGCTCGTGGACGTATTGATCGTGTGGTACGCGATGGGACAATAGATGTCCCAGATTC